CACGCCTCCGAGGATGGCGGACTGGATGCCGGCCTGACGGGCCCGGCGCTGGGCCTCGAGCTGGCGGAGCTCCTCCTCCTGCATGGCCACGGCCCTCTCCTGGGCCTGGGCTACCTGGGCTGCACCGATGGCGGCGGCCTGCTGGCGGGCCTGGGCCTCGCCCACCTCGGCCAGGTAGAGGTCCCGTCCGGAAAGCTGGCCGGTAGACTGGAGGCTCTGGAGGCGCTGGAGGCTGGAGGCTCCCGTCTGGCGCGCGGCTCCCTCGCCCATGACCCGGGCCTGCTCCTCGAGGGCGGCCCGCTCCCGGTCCTCCAGTCCCAGCTCCCCACGGGAGCGCGCGGCCTCGAGCTCCTCGAGGCGGCGGCGGTCCTCCTCGTTGAACAATGAGGCGGCCTGGGCCACGCCGGCGCCGGCCGTGGCGGCGGACTGCGTCCCCTTGAGGATTAGGCCGAGAGTGATGGGGTCCATGCGGAGCTCCTACAGGTACCAGGCTTCAATCGTGACGCCCCAATTAATGACGGCGGCCCGGTCGATGCTCGAGGTGGAGGCGAGGCCCACGGTGAGGATCCCGCCCGGGTGTGTCGTTAGGTGGGTCCCGGCCATCTGGCCCTCTCCGAGGATGGTGTAGACCCGATTGCCTCCCTCCGGAGCGCCGGCGTGGAATCCGTCGTAGGCATTGGCGCATTCCTGCGCGCTGCTGCTGACCACGAGGGACGGGTTGCTCACGTAGGGGGCAATCCATGCGAAGCGGTCCGCGGCGGCCGTGGCGCCCACGGCGGCGGAGTCCGGGCCTCCCTGGACCTCGGCCCACCAATGGAAGAGCACCGTGGCCGAGTGTCGGATGGCCACCTGGAACGCGGTGTCCTGCACCTCGTGCCACCGGCCTCCGAGGGTCTGGCCGGCCAGGAAGCTCGAGACGAACGAGACCCGGGCCGTAGTGCTCCCCGGCCATTGGCTACCCTGCCAGCCGGTAACGCCGTGCTGGAGGCCCTGGGCCGGGACGAGGTACGGGGCCTGCACGTGTCGCGTGTCCGCCACGTTTGAGACCACGTCCCCGGCCACGATACCGTCGTGGGTGTAGATGCGGAGCGCGTCGAGGTTTCCCTGGAGGTCTGCGGCCTCGAGGGTGGTTCCCGTCGTGAACGTGTTTGGCGGCGTGTAGGCCATGGGTCAACCCGGAGCCATGAGGAGCGCCACGAGGTTCCCGGAACCTACCTCGAGGTACTGGTTTGCTCCGCCCACGCCGGTGTCGAGGACGAGGAAGTTATCCGTGGTGGTCCTCCATGGGTGGTAGATCCCATGGACCACGAGGCGGAACCCGTAGATGGTCCGGCCCGCGAGGGCTCCGGTGACGCTGTAGAACCACGCGCCCACGGCCGGCCTCCACTGCTGGTCCCGGTCGATGGTTCCGCCCACGTAGGTCCCGCCGGTAGTGGCCGGGTCTCCGAACACTCCCCACGCGGAGACCACGGACTGGGCCTGGACCTGGTCGAGGTTCTCCCCGTAGTTGCCACCCAATCCGCCGACGAGAGTCTGGTAGTCGCCCTGCGCCGGTACGTCCTCCCAATTGGTGAGGGTCGCGTCTGTGATGTCCCACTGGAGCGAGATGATCCACACGTGGAACGAGTCCGTGGTGGTGAGGGTAGTAGGGGCGCCGGTCTGGAGGTAGCGGGTGTCGCCGTAATTCTGCGAGCTCCACGGGCTCCCGCTGTAGACGGGGTGGACGGATAGATTCCAATAGACCCGGACCACGTCGTCCTCGGCCATCGGCCACACTACGGGGCCGAGGCGCGTGGGTGTCCCGGTCCCGCCGTCTACCACCTCGGCACGTGTCGCCGGACCTACCGTGGTGGAGGGGACGAGCTGAACCACGGCGTGCGTGAAGCCTCCTGACCCGAGAGTGACGCGGCCCGCGTTCCGAATGACCACGGCCGCGCCCTCGAGCTGCGGGAGGTCCACGGCCTGGTCCCGGTGGTTGGCGGCGTCGAGGGTAGCGGTGGCCGTGGCCACGTCGGTGAATGCCTGATTTAGCGCCGCGGCCGTGGCCGGGTCCCCGATGACGAACGGTGGCGTGGTAATGCGGCTCACCTCCACCTCCCGATTCCGAGGAGCTTACAGCCGTAGAGGTGGGCCTGGAGGAGGGGCTGGTTTCCCACGTAGTCCTCGAGGTGGTCGTTGGGTCCCTGGCCGGTGGGGCGGAACTGGAGCTCCACGGAAATGTCCCCGGCCGGAACGAACCCTCCGCCTACCACCCGGAAGTTACCGCCGTACCATCCGGGGCCCACCTGCTCGGCCAGCGTGACGCCGGCGGCCCGGATGCGGAGGGCGATACGGCGCGGCGTTCCCGGGTACGCCTGGCCTACCGTCTGTGCGAAGAAGTTATTTGCCAGCATGTTCCCGGCCCAATCGAGGAGGAGGTGGCCTCCCTTGTGGCCGGGGAGGGTGACGGTAAACGCCGTCCTCCAGCCGGACGTGAACGCGGCGTAGGTGACGGCCGCCCATGCCACGGCGCTCGTGTCCGTGTCCCGAATGACGGACTGCTCACCGGGGTGGCTGCTGTTGAGCGCGTTCCCGTCGAACGTCCAAACACGGTGGAGCGCGTAGGGCTGGAGGCGGGACGCGTCATAGGCGCCGCTCGGGAGCTGGGTGCGGTCGAGGCTGGCGAGGCTCGAGCGCTGGGCCTGGAGCTCGAGGTTTGCGCCGCGGCCGTCCACGAGCTGGGTGTCCCGCGGGGGCTGCTGGGTCCATCGCTTCACGGGCGCCTCCCTTCCACGACGCGCGTACCGCGGGCGGTGAACTCCACCTCCCAGCCTACCAGGACCACGTCGTCCGAGGTGGAGACCTCGAACTGGAACCACGCGCAGGACTGGACGGCCACGGCGTAGCGGAGGGGGACCACGCGCTCCCGCTCCCATGTCGAGGGGAGGACGGTCTCCCCGTAGGTCTGAACCTCGGCCGCGTCCGGTGGCTGGAGCTTGAGGGCTCGGCCGGTGTTGGCCTGGTAGCTCCAGTCCTTCCGCCACACGAGGGCTACCGACGGGTCCCCGGTGGTCGTTACCCACAACGTCACGTACTGGACTTGTTTCTCGAGCTGGGCGTCCCCGAGATTGAGCCATGCGGAGCGCCACGTGGAGACCGGTGGCGGATTCTCCACGAGCACGTCCCCGGAGATTGACGCGCCCATGGCCCTCCGCCCGGAGAGGACGAACACTCCGGCCTCGCTATCGGGACCGGCCTCGGCTCCGAGGTTGTGGCCGAACACGAGGGCCCCGCTGTAGAGGCGGTCGATGGCGCCCACGGGGAACCCGGACCGGACGCTCCATCCCTGCTTTTCGGCGTGGTAGACGAGGCCGGTGTCCGGGCGGTCGTTGCCATTGGTCGGGACGTAGAGGTGGAGCTCCCGGTAGAGCGGCGAGTAACGGGCCACGGCCCGCGGGGCGCAGTCCTGGGTCACGGTCTGGAGTGTCTCCCGGATTGGGTCGGACACTCGCTCCACGTCGAACACTGCCCCGCCCTCGAGGCCACCGGTGAGGCGGTAGACGCCGTCGGCGGCGAGGAACACAATCCCGAGACCGGGGACGGCCTCGACGGCATGAGGGCTCCGGCACGCTACCTGCTGGGTCACGGTCGAGACCCGGAAGTCCGGGTAGCTCCCGGTGACCACGTCCACGCCGGCCTCCCGGAGGACGAGGAGGAGCGTGTAGTAGCTGTAGAGGCCGGTGATGTTCCCGCCGTCGCTCGGGAGCTGGACGTAGTCCGCGGCTCCAAACTGGTCGGGGAGGCCGGGGTGGCTGTAGTAGAGGCGCGTCCCGTCGTTGGGTCCGCCGTCGAGGAAGAGGCAGTCCGCATAGGTGGCCGACACTCGAGCGAATGGCGCCGGGAGGACGGTGGACTCCACGAGGCTCGGGGCCGTGTCGCCCTGTGCGGAGCTCGGGACGGCGTCCCACACGAGCTCCTCCACGTTGTTTGCAATGTCGAGGAGGAAGTAAAGCGTGGGATCCCCTGGCGCGTTCCCGTCCTCTCCGATGTTCTTGGTGCGGTAGAGGCGCCTGGCCACGGTGCCATCGGGGCCCACGGGAATCCGGAGGGCCACGGCGTAGCGGAACGTCCCGTCGTTGTTCCACTCCACCGGAGCGGAGAGGGTGGAGCGGGGACTCTCGCTCCCCGTGTCGGAAATGAATGAGACGGCGTACCGGTACGCGCTCTCGACGGTGGCGGTGGCTCCGCTCTTTACCCGGGCTCCAATGCCCCACCGGCCCGGGGCCTCGATGGCGCCCGGAGTGGAGGGCCACCATACGGACACGGAATCACCTGGCGTCGAGGAGCTCGAGGCCGTGGCCGAGGTGAGGGCCGTGGATCCCAGCGCCTCGGGGGCTGGCGGTACCGCGGCCCATCCGAGAGGACGGGAGATAGCGGCGCCGCTCCCGCTCGAGTCGAGCGGCCACGGGTTCACGAGGAGCGGGCGGTCTACCCCGTTGGTGAGGAGGACGGCCTGGCCTACCTGGCTGTAGAGGGTCGCCGGCTCCGAGGGCGTGGGGACGTTGCGTCCCTGGGCAATCGTCTTGAGGGCTCCTCCAGTACCGGTCTCCCAATAGAGGGAGAGGGTCCCAGCGGACTCGAGGAGCACGTGGTAGCGGGCTCCGCCTCCGACCTGGTCGAACACGTGGATGGAGTCCACGCGGCCCATGGTCGTGAACGGCTGGAACTTCACGGCCGGGTTGGGCCTGTAGCGCTCGTAGCCGACACGAGAGGACCACCCGCCGGTCGTGGGGTCCACTGTCATGTTGTGGACGAGCTCGGCCGCGGGGACGGGCGCGGGGACGCGCTCGTGCATTCCCTCGAGGGCGGGAGCCTGGAGGACCTTCCCTTTCATGTCACGTCCGGCGGAGCTGGGTGAACTGCGGGACGCGGTCGAGGAGTCCCGGCTCCATGAATCCCTTTACCCACCGGCGCGGCTTCTCGGTGAGGTACCGCGCCTCCATGGCCAGGAGCTCCTTCTCCGCTCGGCGGGCATAGAGCTGGGACTGCGCCGGGTTGTCGTGCTTGAGGAACAACGCCTCGAGGGCCCGGTAGGCGAGGGCCACGTGGTGGGCGGCCGGGAGGTCCGGAGCGTCCTGGTCGTCCTCGAGGCGGGAGGCGCGGCGGAGGTACCGCACGGTGAACGTGTATTCCCGGTCCTGGCGCGGGTAGAGTCGGATGCGCTGGGTAGTCCCGCCGTCGTAGGCGAGGCGCGGGAGGAGCGTGAACTGAGGAGAGTCGAGCTGGGTAGACGTGAACTCATAGGTAAACGTGCCACCGGTCGGGCTAATCTCGGTGTCCCCGGCGTTGTTGGTCTGGAGGCGGTAGGCCACGAGACCGCGGGACGTGTCCCGGAGGTAGACGCGGCGGCGGAGTCCGGACTGATTGAGCGTCGCTCCGAGGGTGACCGTTAGGTACTCGTTGTCCTGGAGGGTGATGGACGCGGCGGAGCTCGGCCCGCTCTCCCGGCCGTTGGCGTACACGTGGGTGACGACCACCTCCACGGTCCGGACTCCTCGGCCGATGGGGGCCGCGGCCGTTCCCAGCGTTCCCGGGGTGCGTGGCGCCGGCGTAAACGTGGTGTCCGCCGGGACGAAATACGCCGGAAGGTTTACTTCATCGAGGGGGAGGTTGGCCCATTCGTCCTCGTACCGGGTGAGGGGGACGAGTCGTCCGGGGTCCTCGGGGCTCCTCGAGTCCACGCGGCGGATTACCTGGAGTAGGGCGATACAGTCCTGAGGGATGGCCAGGTACCGCTCCTTTGCCACGCCGTCCACGGTCGCCGTCGTCCCCTCGTAGAGGCTGGTTAGTGTCGCGTTGTTGGCGCCGGCCACGTAGGCCACCTCGTACTCGACGCCGTCCAGCTCGAGGATGTTTCCTTCCATCCACGGTGCGAAGAATGCATTTACGGTGGAGACGTTGGCGCTATTGGCCGTGACGCTGACCTGCTCGGTAGCGTCGGCGTGGGCCAGGACCTTGACCTCCTTCTGTGCCCACGGCCACGGCTTGTCCGTGACGATGCGGTCGTGTGCATCGTTGAGGAGCTGGGCCACCTGGCCGCGGTAAGTCGGGTTGTCCGGGTCGTAGTCCAGGACGTTTGCGACGTAGTCCCGGAGGCGCTGGAGGTTCATGTCTGTAGCTCCTCACGGGAACGCCCCACCTCGAGCGAGGTGGGGCGGCCGGTCTCCACCGGGAGTGGAGGGCGATGGAGACCGGCGGGGGAATCAGCCCACGAGCACCTCGGCCACGTTTCCAGCGGCCAGGGTGAGGCAGGTTCCGCAGATACCGGGGACGGGCTCGGCGGCTCCGCCGGTGGCATCGACGGTGGCCTGGCCAGCGCGGCCGGCCGTGGCGCCGATGGCCAGCGGGACGCCGGCGGCGGTGCCGGTGGCCACGTTGGCGGCGGCCACGTACCCGGCCACGACCACGTCCACCTGGTCCCCGGCGGCGGCGGCGAACTTGGCCACGCCACGGACGAGACCGTTACCGGCGGTGCTGGCCTGGACCACGTAGAGGGCCTTGTCTGCTCCCGACTGCGAGAGGTCCATCATGACCCAATCCCCGGCGACGATGGTACCGCCGGCCACGAAGGTCTCGAGGGAGGAGCGGGCCGAGGTGCCGGCGGACTGGCCGGCGTCGAGGCTCTGGAGGATGTTGCTGGTAGCC